CTCGCGCAGGTCGGCGGAGCCGCGTGCGATTTCAACAGCTTGCGCGGCAAGACAGGGCGATTCGACGGGGCCATTGCCTCCACATTCGCCAATCCTTTGATCAGTATAAGCTTCGGAGGCGCGCCGTTTTTCGGAGGAACGCTCAATGGGGCTTCACAAAACATATCCAATGGTAATTTGCAAATTACCTCTTTAAGCGCACCAAACTGGACTGGCAACGTAAAGTTGATAAACAACACAACGGCCGTTTCCGCAGTTTTACCATTTGCTGGCTCAGGAACATGGAGTCTCTCAGGGGCGTCTAGCGTGCTCAGGGCTGCCAATACAGATAGCTTCACATTACTTCCTTCCACGTGATTCGGGGATCAAATGGAAAATATCGCAATGCACGCACAAATAGCCGAGATAAGGGCGAGAGTCGAGGGGCATGACGACGATATCGCGCGTATCGATCGGGTCGTGTCCCAGCACAATGAGGCTATCTCATCCCTCCGAGAGTCGCTCGCGCGCGTCGCGACAAAGGACGACATCGCGGAATTCCGAAAGGACGTGGGCCAAAAGTTCGACAAACAGCTTACCGATGCCTTGAGTTCGGTTCCCGGGAAACATGCAGCCATATTCGGCGCTGGCATGTTTTTGATCGCCCTGATAGGGCTCGTTGTCAATTTGATGCACGGCCATGGATGACGATCTGATAGAGGCGAGATTCGATCTCGCGGACGAGCGCTTGGACCATTTGTCGAATCGCATCGACATCATCGAGGGAGATCGGGAGGTTCGCAAAGCGCGCGCTCTCGAATGGCTCGTAATAGCTCTCGTGGCACTGGAGGCTGTATTCGAGGTGCTGATGTATGTCAGCGGACGGCACTAGCACGCTCGGGCAGCGCGCCGCAGATTTCACGGCGCGGCTGGTGGGAAGTTGGCCTTTCATCATCTGGCAGTCGGCCGCGCTCGTCGCATGGATTGTCCTCAATACTGCGGCGTTTACAGGTCATTGGGACGAATACCCTTTCGTCTTTCTGAACCTGATGCTCTCGTTTCAGGCGGCCTACACCGGGCCGATCGTCATGATCTCGCAGAACCGCCAGGAAGAATTGCAGCGGCATACCGTCGAAGAAATCTATCGCATTGGGCAGGCCACGCTTGCGATCGTAGAAGGGCAGCGAGACATCCTGGCAGATCATGCGGCCATGCTCCGCGAAAGGCGCGATCGCGACGAGTTGATCCTGAAAGCGCTCACCGATGGAGGCGGAGATGGGATGGCTTGATATGGCGATGGACCTCGCCAAGCAATTCGAGGGATGCGAGCTTGAGGCGTATCCAGACCCAGCGCATGGCTGGTCCATACCGACGATCGGATACGGCTGCACGGGGCCTGGGATAAAGAAGGGAACGATCTGGACGCAGCAGCAAGCAGACGATGAACTCGCGCAGCGCATGGCGAATTTCGGCGCCGCAGTAGACAGGCTCGTCTCGGTTTCGCTGACAGACGAGCAGAAAGCGGCGCTCTCGGATTTCGCTTACAACCTCGGCCATATTGCTTTGCAAAATTCTACGCTGCTTAGCTTGCTCAATGCAGGCAACGTCACTGCGGCAGCCGGGGAATTTCCTAAATGGATAAAGGCCGGTGGCATTGTGCTGCCCGGTTTGGTAAAACGCAGAGCCGCAGAGCGCGCGCTCTTTCTTCTCGGCTCAAACCTTCAAGGAGACCAATCATGAGCGGATGGGATTCAGCATTGAGCGTCGTCAAAAGCCTCGCGCCGACGATCGCAACGGCTTTGGGTGGCCCGCTGGCGGGCGGTGCGGTCGCGGCGCTCGAAAGCGTCTTCGGGATTACGCCGTCCCCTACGGCATCCACCGATGATCGGCAGGGGCAAATCGCGGCAGCAATCAGCGGCGCGACGCCCGAGCAACTCGCGGCCATGCGTAAGGCGGATCAGGACTATGCAGCGCGCATGGCGGAGGCCGGCTTCAAGGATACCGAGACGCTCGCGGCGCTGACCGTGCAGGACCGCCAAGGCGCGAGGCAGATGCAGATCAGCACACGTAGCTGGACGGCGCCATTCCTCGCAGTTGCGGTGACGGCGGGGTTTTTTGGCGTGCTAGGCGTGATGATGTTTATCGACCTCCCGAGGGCCGCCCACGATGCGCTGATGCTTATGCTTGGCTCTCTCGGGACGGCATGGGCCTCGATCATTGCCTATTATTTCGGCTCCAGCGTTGGGTCGGATCGGAAGACCGAGATTCTCGCGGGAGCGCAGAAATGAGCAGGATCAGGCGCTACCTACTAAATTGGCTTGTCCTGCTCGACGAGGCCACGAACACCCTGTTCGGCGGCAGCCCCAATGAAACGGTCAGCGAGCGCGCGGCGAAGGCTCGCAACGCTGGCCGCAAATGGGGCTGCATCCTATGTGGCCTACTCGATCGCGTCAACCGTGGGCATTGCGACAACGCGCTCACATCGACCATTGGGGACGATGCAGTAATCCCAGATGGCCGTTAGAACGCGATCCGCCCGAATATGGCGATGCAGTGATATCCCTCCTTGGCCGCTGGCGGAATGTACGTCGCCTCCAGCGACACTCGCCGATAGGTGATGCCCACGCTCGGCAGGGCGCCCGGGCCGTGGTGGCCGGAGCCATTCAGGTACCCGGCGCGCACCGTCGCGAATATCGAGACGTTCGTCGATACCGGAACCGTGAACTGATAGCCGCCGTACACCGTGTAGGCCTGCTGGCGGAACGTGTCGCGGTAGGTCAGCCCGCCCACGAGCCATTGCCCGTGCCAAGTGTCGCCGCGGTACTCCAATCCCCCGCCCCAGTTGTACTGGTTCACGTCGTAGCCGGCGCGCCCCGGCGCCACGTCATGGCCGAAATGCCAGGACTTGCCCATCAGCAACAGATCGGTCTCGGCGTGCGCATTTCCGCATAGGAGCGCGGGAACGAGCACCGAAAAAGCCTTTACAATCAACCCCCGGTTTTTCATTTTGGTTCCCATTTTCTTTGGTCTTACCTTATTCTACATGGATAGATGGCTAAGATTGTGATTCCTGTTGTCGTGGGTTCGAGTCCCATCAGCCACCCCAGTGAATTCAATGACTTGCTCGCGGTCTGATGTGTTTACGAACAGGTCAAAATTCCCAAAATGGGAACTACAATCCCCTCCGCTTGACGATCTTCGACCGGTCATAGACCCGCGCCGTCGTCGCCGGATTGGCGTGCAGGTCGGGTAGGGCGCCGCGCTCGGCCTTGTGCTGCGTCACGTAATATGCTCGTAAGTCGTGGAATGTGAAGCGCTCCTCGATGACCTTGGCATCGATCGCTGCCTTCACCAACTTAGACCACATCGCTTTGAACCCCTCGGCCGTGTAGTGCGTCCCGTGGCGATTCGAGAATACGTACAGGCAATCATTCTTGCGGACCGCGCGCAGGCGCCCCAAAAGCTCTGAGATAGCCGGCGTGATTTCTATGTGCTCGATGACCTCGCCGCGCTTCTTGCCGCGCTGCTTGGCTCTCTTGACGCGGATTACTCCCTTTTCCTCATCGATCTGCGGCCAGGACAGGTCCAGGAATTCGGCCTTGCGGTTGCCGGCGAGCGCAGCATATTCCGCTGCCATGCCGACGATGGCCCGCTGCCCGCCCAGGCTCGGCACCCAGGCAGCGAATTTCATGAACTCGATGGGATCGACGGCCTCCGTCCGCGGACGTTCCTCGTTGCGTCGCACTTCGCGGCAAGGGTTGTGCTTCGCCTCGCCGCGCTCGATCGCGAGCCCGATCAGATTGGACAGGAGGGCGATTTCTCGATTGGCGCGAACTGGCGCCTCCGCGCGCTCGACGCGTAGATATCGGGCTACGTCGGGCGCCTCGATATCTGATGCGCGCGCGGTGCCGAACGTCTTGAGTAGGGGCACGGAGCATTGCGTGTAATCGGTCTGCGTCGAGTCCGCAAGGCGCTTCCAATACATCGATTCCTGGTATTGATCCCAAAGACGAGCGATCGTGCCAATGTTGTCGCCTTGGCCCGTCAGGTCCAGCACCTTGCGCACGGCCTCGGTCTTGTCGCTGCCGAGATTGATCGGCTTTCCCCCGACAGGATGGTAGCGGTAGGTGAATCCCTTCTTCGTTTTGCGAGCCTCCATGCGCGGCAGGAGGCCGTCTCGGCGTTTCATGCTGCCTTCGTCCAGTTGATAGATGACTTGCGCTGCTCGCGCTTGGGCGCGTTGATTTGCTCCCACGTCAAAAGAGGATGCCCATCTGCTTTCATGGGCGGCTCGAATCCAAGCTGACGTTTAACCCATCGAGCCTGAGCCGCGCCCTGGCGAAGTCCGCCAGTCACGTCGACAAGCTCTTCGTTCGTGACGATGCTCACGATTCCTCCTTCGAGGCTTCGATTTTCAAGATTTGCGTCCTGTGGGTCTTCGCGCAGTCCTTGCAGATGACCGCCCAATCGCCGAGATAGCCCAGACGAGCCCCATACTTGTGATTCATTTCGGGATCGTCGTTTTGTTCGGCACCGGCAATACGGAAGGGCGGCGTGTCGCGATATTCGCTAGGTTGGGACTCGTAGGAAAGATCGGCGTCGTAGAAGGCCTTTCTATCGCATACATCGCATAGTCGGTAGTCTGAAAGTGCCATCATTCCCCCTTAGCCGACGCGCGAGCGAGAAATAGACGCAGAGCGCGCAGAGCGTCATCGGCATAGGAGCCTCTCTCGATAGAGCGTAGCGTTTCGCAAAACGCGACAATCAGTCTCAGATGGCCAAGCTCATCGTCCGTCAACTCCACCCGCTTGCTGTCGGCTGGCTGCGGACAATCCGGGCACGCGTGCGAACCAATCATCCCTTCGCCGTCGCATGACTCGCATATCTTGAGCGCCGCGTTGTGCGCTTCGATGAACGCGGCGCGCGCTTTAGGTTCATTCTCTGCATTCGCGTTTGCCCGTAGCCAGGAGACGATGCGCTTCGCCCCGTTATCGCCGACAGGGGCGGCTCGGAGTGGACTACCTTGCAAGCCTTTGCGTTTGAGATAGTCCATCGCGCGTTCCGCCAAAGCGTTATCTGGCGCGGCTTTGCGGAGAGCGTGGACGAGTTGACGGATCAGCATCGATAAGTCGTCCATTGATGCCACGGGCTCCTGCCCCGTCGCACCGGCAGACTGGCGGGCGGCTTGCCACGCGGCATTCCAAACCTCGCGATTTCGTCTCTCGATGCCAGCCGGATAGGGATCAGTACTCCCGACGACGCACTTTGCTTCGTAAGTCATCCAGCGCACAAATGCGGCCTCTCGTTCATTGCTCATTGCTTTCCCCTTCGCGCAAGCATGCAGGCAAATTCATACGAGCGTTGCAGCATGCGCTTCATCATTCGATCAAATTCTCTCATCGCTTTCCCCTTTCGCAGCGGCGCGGTCGATTGCTGCATCGATAGCGTCGTCAAAAGTTGCTCCGCACATTTCAAATCCGCCAAATAGCCAGTGCGGATGCGAATTGGTTTTAGCTTGTACCCGCATGGCGGTCTTGCGCAGGAATCGATATCGCGCCGCATCCCACTTCGCCGCCTCGCTCATCGTCGGGGCAGTGGCGAGGGCGGCACGCCAGCCACCAAGCACGTAATCGGCCGGTTGCGGCGCATCGCTGGGACCGCCAGATGCGTCGCGGATCTCGCGCGTGAGCTTTCGCAATTCATCGCCGGTAGGCTCCCGCCCCTCAGCAGGCGCAGCGCTGGCGGCAAGAAGTTCACGCAAAGAGTCACGGAGCAGGCGTACATGCCGCATACCCTCTTTAGTGGTTGGTTCCCACCCTACAGCATTGATCGCGGTTTCAATTATCTTGCGTTGCTCACTCGTCAGCATGACCGCCTCCTTTGGCGGCGAGGATGGCCTCAGCCTTGCGCCTGAATCCGTAGAAAGAGTGTTTGTGCGCTGCTTCGTACAACTTCAGCAGCACGTTGTCGTCCCACTCGCTCTCCGCTTGCTGCTCGCTGGCCGGATGATGGCACTTGCCCTCCGTGCGGCACTGGCCCGGCAAGTCACACTCGCGGTAACGGCAGGTGGCAAACGGTGGGGTACGATCAATGGTGCGCTGCTGTTCGCTGGCGGGTTGCGGGTTGGCAAGTCGCATGATGCAATTAATCGCATCGGACAGGACCATCGAATCTTCGGTGTCGTGGCCTTCGTCTTTGCTGGCTAGTCGCAGGTCTTCGATGCGGTCAAGCAAGTCCTTAACTTCTTCGCTCAATTGCTCCCCTGCCACCGCCTCGACGGCCGGCGCTTGCTTTGCTGTTGTTCGCAGCGCCTCAATCTCGCGCGCGCAGTCGCGTAGGCGACAGATCAGTTCGTGCGAGCTTTCGTTCGGGCTCGAATCCGCGATGCGGTCTAGGATGTCTGTCATGTTGTTGTCCTTGGGGTGCATCATGCTGCGACTCCCGCGATTTGCTGTTCGTGTGAAAAGTTCGCGCGAATAATTGCCGCGGCGACCGGCGGGCAGACGCTGTTGCCGATCATGCGAACCTGGGCGGACTTCGAAAGCCGTTTGCCGTTGATGATTGGATCTAGGATGTAGCTGTCAGGAAATCCCTGCGCGCGCGCGAGCTCGCGTGGGGTGAGCATCCGCATACCGATATCGACGATCGCGTAATCCTCGCCGTGGATCGTCACAAGTCCGAGACGATCCTTCGTCGGAATCGTGTGCATCGGTTCGCGAACGTCCTGCCACTGACCGCCCTCGCTATAATATTTAGTGAGGAAGGCGCGCACTTCGGCGTGATGGGTGCAGCCAGCGCTGATCGTATGCAAAGGCTCATCGACTGGCCGACCGTCGGCGTGATTGCGCAGCTTGACGAGATGCGAGACGGCGATCGCCGAATCGGCTTTCGCGGTGACAGTGGCCAGCGGCTCACCGGCGGCGCGAGGCCGGGACTGGGCCGCACGGCCGCCGCACCCTACAATCTGAGCCGTGACGAGCGCGTGATGGTCAGTCGTCGTCACTGTCCCGGCGGGTACGTCCAAACGGATACCAGTTACGCCGCCATAATGTTTCGCCAGAAAGGCCGAGACGAACGCGTGCTTCGTCCCACCGGCGACGACCGTGCCGAGCGGCTTGTCGAGGCCCGGAGCGCGCGGCGCTTGTCCGGCACGCTCGCCGTATCCCGTTTGCACCAGCGTCGGCATTACAACGCCGAAGCGAGGCGCGCCCGCCATAACTGTATGAAACGGCTCTTCTAGGGTCTGTCCGATGCTGTTCTGCGAGAACTTCACGATGAACGGTTCGTCGTTGTTCACGACGAACTTCATGATGCCGCGCGCGATCCGGCGCAACGTCGCATCTTTCAGCGGTCGATTGCGCTCGAAGATCGACGGGCAGGGGATAGACAAGTCGATGCACTCGGCGGCCGTACGCCATGGCTTTAACTTGCCGCTCTTAACGGCGTGGCTATTCGGATCGCCGTGCGTCGGCGTCGGCCATACGATCGGCAAGCCATCTCGACGCCCGAACACATATACGCGCTTGCGAATCGTCGGGGTACCAAGCTCATGCGCGCGGAGCACACGATATTCAACCTTGTAGCCCAGGCCCGCATAAAGGCGCTCCATAGGGAAGTCTGCGCCGAGCGTTTCGTAAATCTCAGGAACGTCCGGATGCCCTGCGTCTAAGCCCGTTGTCAGTGCATCGATAAATGCCCGAAACGTCCGCCCCCTCTCCGATTTGATCGGTAGACCGCAGTCGTCGAGCGGGCCCCAGTCGGTAAACTCTTCGACGTTCTCAAGCGCAATGCACCGCGGCATCTGGAACGCGGCCCACTTGAGTGTGACCCATGCGAGCCCGCGAATTTTCTGTTCGCGCGGCTTGCCGCCCTTGGCTTTGCTGTGATGCTTGCAGTCCGGGCTAAACCATGCCAAGCCGATCGGCTGCTGATTCGTCACGAAGCCCGGATGGATGTCGAATACGTCCTCGCGGTAGTGCCTCGTGGTCGGATGGTTCGCGGCGTGCATCGCCAGCGCTTCGCCATCGTGGTTGATCGCAATATCGACCGGGCGGCCGAACGCCATTTCAATGCCAGTACTCGCGCCGCCACCGCCTGCAAAGTTGTCGACGATGAGTTCACTACCGAGGTCGAGTGGGAGGGAGATTTGATCTCGTTTCATAAACCCAAAAATTGGCCGAAGATCGTTAAAAAACGGCCGCCGTACTGGCCGGCCCAAGAACCGCGCGCTATCCGAGGGTGACAAGTGCGCTCGGCGAGAGGATCATTCGTCGCCGGAGTCGGCGCCCATCGCTTCGAGAATCTGCCCGGCGCGCTCGCTGTCGTCGTCATCGCCGGATGCGTCGCCGTCAGCAAACAGTCCCGGCTCAACGTAGTCCTCGGGCGGCGTGAGCGTGATGAATACTTCCTGCTGCAAGCGCGTCGCGACCTTGCCATGGTCGACTTCGTCTTTCGGGTGCGCCGTCACCTTGAACGACACGCCGACGGAGCCGCCCTCCTGAGTCGTGAAGCGAATGTCTTTGAGCCCGCACTCGGCCAGTAGAACGTCCTCTGCGCCGCTCGCGCCGATGTGCAAGCGCAGGAGATAGCCGGCGTACTTTCTCGACCACGCGAGATCGCGCATGAAGGGGAAACGCAGCTCGGTCAAGCCGTCATGCTCCATCGGCAATTCGCCTGGCGTAGGCTGCGGCTTGCGATAGAGCATGACGCGCAGCGACGCATCGAAGTAGCCGAGCAGATCGCCGGCGCCGACGAGGTAGAAGCCGACTGAGATTGCCGGCTTGCGCTCCTTTCCGTGCTTCTCCGAGACGTTCGTCACGGACGTAATTTTTGCGAGTTGGTTTTCTACGGCGAACATGCTGGCTCCTGTCATATTGCTGCAAACTCGACGCCCAGTTCTTGGACGGCGAACGATTCGACTTGGGTCATGTACTGGTTGAACTGCTCGGTGTTCATCTGCGACGTGCTCCCGGCAAGTAGCCCGGTGGGGCCATCGATCTTTGGCGCAAATCTGTCCTTCATCCATTCGTGCCATACGTCGCGATCAAAGTACTTGCCGCCAACTTGCACCTGCTCGGCAATCTCCGACAGCAACGCCCAATAGCGCGCGTTCTGATCGCTCGATCGCTTCTGCTTGTGCTCGGCCACAGTTACGACGAGAGGCCGTCCTGCGCGCGCCTGTGGGCCTGCGTGTTGCTTCAAATAAGCAACGAGGGTTTGGGCGTGTTCTTTCTCGCGCAGGACGAAGGTCTTCATTTCTTGCCCCACGCCTCATTCCAAAGCGCATCCTTTTGTGCCTTCATGTCGGCCAACTGACTCGACATATCAGCCAAGGATTGCGCCATATCCCTAGCGCTCTCAAATAGCGATCGCATCTTGTCGTGATCGTCAGATTGCAGTGCATGCCGCAGCGCATCGCACGCTGTCTGTGTCATGGCCTGGGCGTTCGACATGAGGCGTTTATGTTCTCCATTGACGGTCGAATACTTGCCTCGGGCGAGCAGAACATCGGTGGTAATTTCATCGAGCAACATAGCCGCTCATCCTCAATAAGGGATGTCATCGTCAACGAGATTGGGCTGCGGCTGCGCTTCCTCAATCTGGCTCTTGCGCGCATCTTTCGATGCAGTGAAGGCGTCTTCCGACAGCTTGTCTTTACGCGTGCGCGCCACTTTGACGGCGCTCGTGTAGTGCTTTTTGAGTTCGTCCATGTCGGCAGAACCTGCGATCGCAGATTGCCAATCTGCAAGCTCCTTTGCGCTCAACCCCTCCGGCTCAGGTTCCGGCGCCGCGTCTGCTCCACTTTCAAGCCACTCGCGCAACATGACGCCCGTGTCTTCGCTGATCTTGAACGGATCACGCCCCGCGAACAGTCCCGTGCGATCTTTCGAGGGAAGTGCGTAGTTCGATTCATGTTGCACATCGAGGATCACCGTGAGTTCGTATTCGAATCCATCGCGCTGCTCGGCCTTCATGCCCAGCTTGACGACCTTCTTGCGACCGTTTTCTTCGACCTGCGCCGTTTCGGTCTTGCTGCGCATCGTCACAATGATGTGCATCGACGAGCGAAGAATTGCGTCGATGAATGCGCGATGTCGCGGTGTCACGTCGTTCCATGCAGACCACGAGTTGCCCTTGTAGCGAGCGCGCGCGATCTCGTCGACGAGCTCCAGGCAACCGCCTACGCCGGACCATTCGTGCGTCGTGCTGTCTATAATCAGCACGTCATATCCGGCCTGCTCGGCTTCATGGACCATCTTGACGAACGCCTCGGGCGTGTAGGGCGGATTCAGCTCCGCGGCGTCGAACTCAACCCCCCATTTCGGATCATCGGCGTAAAGCTGGGCCGATCCCTTCTCTGTGTCGAGTAGTGCGATCTTTCCACCCAACCCCTTAGCAATCAAAAGGGCTCCGATCGTCTTCCCGGCTCCGCTCGGTCCGGTTATGCCAAGGCGAAGTTTCGATTTTTTGCGCACGGCTTTCGTGAATGCCATTTCCTATCTCCTTGATGGGCGCGGTGGTTATCCCTTGTCGCATCCCAAACATTGGTTTATGTTTAACTGGTTTCAGGGCAAATCGGTCCATGCGCGAAGATTGACTATCATGCGCACCATGCTGTAGTCGATCCCAAACTCGGATGCGATTTCCTTTCAATCTTCCCCATTTAGCTCACGCGTTCGAATGGCCATCACATGAGAAGGGCTAAGCTTTCTCGCGCGACTCATGCGCAGCGCGCGTAGCCGCTCGTCACTGTTAAGACGCCCTTTGATCGCTGCGTCTAACATATTGTCCGACCTGGTTCCGGCTTCGAGATGGTCCGGGTTAATGCATTTCCGGTTGTCGCATTTGTGCATTACCTGCAATTCGCCTGCGGACTTTCCAGTAGATAGTTCATATACAACCCGATGCGCCCAGCTATGTTTTCCTAGGTAGGAAATCTTTGCGTAACCATTCTTTTGTAGGGGGCCTAGCCACTCACGACAGCCATTCGTCGCCTGGTGCGTGCGGCTTAGTAGGTATTGCAATAGGCTTTTCCCTTCTAGTGACTTCCTTCTGGATGACATTTTTATCCCTCATTTCTTCGTATGCCTGCATAGCCTCTAAAGCGTCCTGCATTTCCCATCCTGGACCGCCGTCGTCGTCCACGGCTCACCTCGCAAACTGATCGACAGCAGCCCATCCGAGTAACACGCCGAACGCGCAAGTAATCGCCCACGTGGTGCAGAACTCGACTGCATGCCCGATGCGCTCGCGACGAAGAGCGGCGCGCGCGTCTGCGGATATGTGGCATCTGTAGCCTTCGTCGTGTGAGTATATTTCGCGGTGCATGTTATTCATCCTCG